CGTAGGTCTGGTCGGGGATGGTGCCTTCGAGCATCTCGCGGATGCTGGCGGCCTCCTCCTCGTTCGCAGGGCCGACCCCTTCGGTCTCGATGTGCAGGTGGATGACCCGCCAGTTCCGTACCTCGCCCATAATCTGCTTCGTGACGACGACCTCGTTGATGTACCGGGTGTCGGGGACGACGACGTGGCTTCGCTCCCTATTCGCAGTCTCCGTGAGGTTGAAGATGAAGACGTCCTTGTGCATCGAGCGGGCGAAGCGACCCATGGCGACCAAGGTATCGCGGTGGGCGGACTTGAAGGTCTCCTCGTGGAAGTTGACGCCACTAAGCCCGAGCTGACAGGCGTAGTTGTTCGCGGCGTCCTTGAGGGCGTCGGCGAAGGCGATGCGTTTCACGTCCACGCTGTGCCGGGTCATCCCTTCCGCAAAGGTGTCCTTCCCGCTGCGGGCGTACCCGGAGAGAAGGACGATGGTCTGCGGGGCTTTGAGTACGCGGCGCATTACCAGTCGGTCGGGGTTGGGATGGTCGAAGCGGCGACGCCCTTGCCCTTGGGGAAGTTCATCTTGTACTTGAATTGAGGACGGCCCTGCCATTCGCCGTCGGGGGTGACTTCCACCTCGACCTCGAAGTAGACATTGGCGGCGGGCTTGAGGTAGTCCAGGAAGTCGGGTACGGAGAGGTCGGCACGGGGTTCGCTGGTGTACTTCCCGCTGATCTTGCCGACGAGCATGGCGAGGGACTTGCCGTACTTCGTGCCGTAGGACTTGGAGAAGCACAGGCCCTCGGCGGTCTTGAAGAAGAGGCGGGCGGAGACGCCGTCGTCGTAGACCTTGACCTTGTCCTCCTTGGGCAGGGACATCTTCAAGACATACTTGCCGGAGGCGGCGATGGTGGTGAGGGGCGGGCGGTCGTTTTGGTTTTCCATGTGGGTTGTGGGTTAGGAGATTATTTTTTGTCGGAGAGTCTTTCGGCCATTCGGATTACGCCTGTTAGGTATCCAATGGTCACGAAGCAACAGGCAGCGATGGCCCAGAGTGCAACGGAGGCCCAAGGAGTCGAGGACAAGTAAGCATCAAGGCAAAAGCATATAATTGCTCCTCCGGTATTCTGAAGGATGCGAGTTCCTGCTGTGCGTTTCACTTCTTCTTCTGTTGTCATAAGTTCAGCGGATATTGGATGTGGCTTCAGATTGGCTGTCATGCTCTCTGCTTCCAGCAATAACTCTTAGGTAATGGCTTCCTGCGTTATATTCGATTGCCTCTATGACGTATGTTTTACCTTCAAATGTAAGCTCCAAGCCGCAGGAAATGGCATTTGGGTTATTGGTTATAACCTTGGCATCTAAAGTTGTCTTTAGATCATGATGAAAATATAAGTCAGGCTGCCCGTCCAGGTTGGGTTTGCCAAACCATGAAGAGTATTGAAAAGGTGTAGCAGTTGCCCTTTTCTCAATAAATACATCATACGCAAAGTGAGATACGGTTTCGCAACCAAGTTTAGTTGTGACAGGAAACATCGGGTTAGGCGAAGTTGATGGGAGGGAGAGCAGCCGTAGAGGTCGGGCGGGCGATGGTGATTACCTCGGTCGGATACGCGGGCCACTCGTTGAAGGACTTGCAGACCTCAAAGGCCTTGATGGCGGAGAGCATGAGGGCTTGTCCTTCGGCGATGAGGTCGGGATGAAGTTCAAAAACGGCGGTGAGGAAAGGCGCCTCCTTCTCGACGACGAGGAAGCGGAAGCCCTTGGGACGGACGCCACCGAAGTTCAGTTTGCAGAGTTCAAGGTACCAAGCGGCCTGCAGTTTGAAGTCGTCCGACCAGATGAGCTGACGTCCAAAGCCCTTGGGCGTAGCCTCTTCGGCGGTGGTCTTGATGTCGTAGATGTAGCCGTCCTCGGCGATCAGGTCGATTGAGCCCTTGATGGGGACCATATAGTCGGCCTTGAGCATGACTTCAGTTGCGACCGGGACGATGTTGTAGCGGGCCATCGCCTGCTTCACCGCGTCGGCGTAGGACAGGGCGTTGTCGTACTCGTCGGCCTTGCAACGGATGTCGTCGGGCTGGAGGGTGGACGCCCAGTAGGCGTGGACCTCCTTGCCTTCCTTCGTGCGCTTGTCGGCTTCGGGTTCGGGCTTGAACTTGGCGAAGGCCTCGGGGTCGAGGACGGCGGCGTGGGTCATGATGCCTTCACGGAGAGCCTTGGAGTCCTTGCGGGGGTTGGCCTTATCGTGGGCGTACTTAGCCGGCGCCTTAAGGAGCAGTTTGGCGGAGGTCTGGTTGAGGGCGTCGATCGCGTCGTACTCTGCTCGGGTGCGGGCGGCGATGCGTTCGTTGAACTGTGCGATGGTATACATGGCTTTGGTGGGTTGGTTGGGAAGGGTTACAGCACCTCGTCGGGGTTGTCGACTAGGTTCTCGGCGTCATTCAAAGTCTTGTCCATGTCCTCGGCCTTCTCGTGGAGGTTCTGGACGCTGACCAGGAGTGAGGCGAGGTCTGCCCGGACGATGTTGAGACGTTCCCGCAGCTCGACCAAGTCGGCGGGGTCGTCCACCTTCGCCGAGTCGGTGATCGCGAGGACGGAGAGGAGGCGGTCGGCGTCGATGCTGACGCGGTGGATATCGTGCTGGGTGACGAAGGTCGTCTGGTAGGCGGAGAGGCTGCGGGCCTCGTTCTGGAGCCGTCGGAGGGTGGCGGCTAGGCGGTCTTGGGAGGTCATTTGAGGATGGTGCGGATGCGGTTAAGGGTGACCTCCTTGACCTCGCCCTTGAGGACAAGGAAGGTTCGGAGGTTGGAACGGTAGAGGGTGGGCATGGTCTCGGCGGTCCAGTCCTTGAGGAGGCGCTCAAAGACGATTGCCGTCTTGGCGGACACTTCGACGTAGAGCATGGAGTCCAGGAGGATGATTAGGGCGAAGGGTTTTCGCTGGTCGGCGTAGGCTTGGGCCGTCTTGTAAACGGAAGATGGGACGGATTTGGCGTTCATCTTGGGAAAAAAGAGCGTGCGGAGAGCCAAATGGGGGGCAGATAAACAGATTTTTTGTTTATCTTGTCGGCGACCGATTGGCTGACCGCGTCGATGACGTAGGCGTTGCCGTCTTTTTCGAAGGTCGCCCCGGCCATGTCGGGGATGTGGCGGGACTGCTTGGACAGGATGACCGCGTCGAAGTCGGCGAGCTCGACCTCGGCTTGCTTCATGTCCGAAATGGAGAATTGCCGGACGGCCTCGGTCTTGACGATCCACATGAGGACGATGGTCGAGTCGGGCAGGATGACGTTGATGGGCTGACAGGCGCCGAGCTTGGAGGTCGTGGAGGTCACGGCTTACCTCCCGCTTCAAAGTCGATATAGGCACGGTTCGCCTCGTCGGTGTCGGGGAGGTGCTTGCCCATCTCGGTGCCGAGTCTGCGGAGCCGCTCGACCTCGGTCTTGAGGCGGGCGTTCTCGGCTTTGAGGTCTTTGACCTGTAGGCAATCAACGCGTTCGTGCGCACGGATGACGGCCTCAAGGCACTTCACCTCAGCGTCGAGGGCGATGATACGACCCTTCAGCTGGGCGTTTTCGATGATGTCGTCGATGTTCATTTGGCGGCGTTGCGGACGGCCTGCTCAAAGGCGTGGGTGTTGATGGCGGCAAGGTGTTCAGCGCTGAGGTCTTTCAAACCTTGTCCAGGCTTGAGCCAACCCTTCGTGATGAGGATTTCCACGGCGGCCTTCTCGTACTTGAGGTCGCCCATGAAGACCTTCGGGGCTTGGGGCTTCGGAGCGGACGCCTGATGCCCGTCGTCGTCGAGGTCCACCGAGATGCCGCAAGCCGTCTGGATGGACTGCCGGCGGATGTAGGTGATGGCCCCGCCGACCTGTTGCGCCGTGAGGCCGTCGGCCTTGACCATCAGTTTCCCGAAGGAGAAGAAGTGGCCGGAGGAGTGCAGGAAGGAAGTCGACACCCCGACCTTGCCTTCCTCGGTCTCGAGGACTTGGACGAGGGCGAGGTTGTGTTCCTTGAGGACGGGCTTCACGGCATCGAGCAACGCGTCCAGCGAGACGTAGCGGGCCTTGAAGGCGGGGTTGATGCGGTTGGCCCCGACGTTGTCCATCTTGGCGAGGGCCGCGATGACGTCAGCGTAGGGGTTGGACTGCTCCAGGGGAGCGGGTTTTTCTTTGCTCATGGCTTGTTGTGGGTTGGTTGGTTGGGATTAGGGGAAAGAGACCATCTCGTCGACCGTCTTCTGAGAGATGCAGCGGAGCCGTCCTTCGTGGGACAGGAACCAATAGCGGGTATTGCCGGCGGGACGGGGCTTGAGTTTGCGGGCGACCGTGCCGTCGGCGAGGACGATGTAGGACGACCCGGCAAGTTCTCGGTAAGTGGCGGTCGGGGCGGTTTCGGGGAGGGACTTGGGAAGTTTCTTTTGGGACATGGGAAAGGGGAGGGGATACTCGCGGCGCCCAACGTGGTGCGCTGGTAGGATGAGCCAGCGTCGTCGGTACTATTGTTGCGAGTATCCCCAAAGGGGGTCAGTTGATGGCACCGCGTCGGGCGGCGTCAAGGATGAGGAGGGCGTCGGCGTTCCAGAGCGTGACGGTCTCGTTGGGGAAGAGTTCGGAGGCCCGGGCCTTCAGCTTGTTTTTCCAAGCCGTGGTCGTGAGGTCGCCTTTCGTGCCGATGGGGTGGGCCTTCATCCAGATCGCGGGACGGATGCGGTGGACCTCCCACGCATGGGCGACGGCGCAACCATAGAGTACGCCCGTGTTCCACATCAGTTTCCCGATGGCGGAGCCAGGGATGCCTTTGCCGGCGAAGAGCGGAGGTTCCTCGAGATAGAGGACGACCGCCCCCGCGTTGGAGTTGATGTCCTTCAGCAGTTGCACGACGTCCCAGTCGGTGCCGGGCATCTTGTGCAGTTCGATGGTGCCTTCGGAAGGAGTGAAGACGGCGATGCCTCCGCTCACTCCCGGGTCCACGGCGACGATTGTTGGCTTGGTCATTTGGTTCTGGGGTCGCGCTCGAGTCGAGCCACGACGACGCGAGTGATGGTCGGGCAACGGCGGAGGTCAAACCCTTTAGAAGCAAAGCCGGAGAAGCCGAGCTGATGGGCGGCGTAGAGTTCGCCGATCGTGGGCTTCCGTCCGAGCCTTGCCGTCAGCCGTTCCTCGATGAGGGTCAGCCACGAGGTCGCGTATTCACGGCCCACGCCCTCGTCCAAGGCCCAAGAGTAATACCCGTAGGTCGGAAGGCCGTGGCGGGCACGCCAGCGGGTCGTATCGGCCCACGCAGCGGGGAAGAACTGACAGAGGCCACGCTCACCGAGTCGCCCGATGGCCTTGGGGTTGCCGGAGGACTCGACGAAGATGATGGCCTCGACCTGTCCAGGGGTGACGGCGTGGAGGGTGGAGGCCGCGAGGAGGAGGAGCAGGGTTTTCATGCGAGGTCGCGGAGCTTGCGGAGAAGGCGATAACGGCGCGCAATGGCTTTGGCCTTCTCTGGGTTGTTCTTTTGCCAGAGACGCATTTTGGCTTGGAGGCGTTCCTTGTTTTTGCGGTAATACCTCAAGGCGGTTGCCCGCATCTTGTCGCGGTTGGCTTCCCTCCAAGCCTTGTGATAGGCGGCAAACTTCTTGCGGTGCTTCTGTTGGTACAACTTCATCTTGAAGCGGCGGATTTCGTCATCCGTCATGCCGGCTAGGCGGGGGTCATTGGCCCGCTGGTAGTCATAGGACTGCGTCCTGACCTTACGCACCTTGACGGCCTTGGGCTTGGCCTCGGGCTTAGGCGCTTCGACCTTAGCCATGAAGGACTGCACCCGCTTGCGATCTAGCCCGACCTTGGCGAGGATGACATCGGGAGAGATGGCGACCTTGACGGCCTTGACGGCCTTGGGCTTTCGAGCTGGGGCTTGCGGGGGCTTGGCAGGAGTGAGACCGACCTCGGCCTTGCACTCCAGGAGTTGCTTCATGCGTTCGGGGGACAGCCCGAAGGTGACGTCGCTCATCGTCCGTCGATGGTCGGGTGAACCGAGCCGGCGTCCTTCTCGCCGTTGCGATCCACATAGGACCAAGTCAGCAAGGCACGACAGCCCGTCGTGAGGTTGGCGTAGATGCTGACGAGTTTGCACCCGTGCAGTTGCTGGAGGTTCTCCTCGGCGATGGCGCCGCAAAGGACGATGCGTTCACGGGCGAACTTCTCCGTCCAGTCGCCTTGCAGGACGCGGTCTCGAGCGTAGGCGATTTGGTAGGAGAGGCCACGGATGACATGGGACGGGGAGGCCAGCATATCGGGGGAGTGGGCGAGGGGGTCAGGCATGGGATTAGGCGAGTTCCCAGACGAGGATGGTGACCTTGGGGTTAGAGTGCGAACCAGCGTCCCGATACTCGACGACCTGATCGTAGCGGGAGCAGGCATCGGCCTTGGCCTTGGCGGTCACGGACTGGTTAAAGTCGGACGAGGTCGGGGAGTCAGCAAGGACGACCAGTTGCCCGGCGGTGCCGTTGATGCCGTAGAGGCAATACGACGCCGTGCCTTTGACGTAGCCGTTGGCGTCCTTGAGTTTGGCGGTTTCGCGGAAAGCCGTGACGCGTTCCTTGAGGAGTTGGACCATCACCTTGTCGGGGACGAGGGTGGCCTTTGGCTTGGTGGTTGGTTTCATGGCTTGTTGGGTTGGGAGATTAGTACTTGTTGATGATGTCGACGAGGCTGGGGCCGTCGGCGAGGGCGAGGATGTAGGCGGTCAGGGCAAGACCAGCGAGGAGGGCGAGGAGGAGTTTCATGGCTTTGGGTAAAAGTTAAACCCTCTTATTCAGAGGGCGTCGGTGAAACCGAGACGAACTGCGTCGGCGTGGCAGTAGATTTCCAACTTATCGTTAACGAACACCAGACCAATAAAGGTCTCCATCGAGATACCGACACAAGAGTCGTCGATGGCGAAGCGAGCGGCAGCGCGTTCACGGATTTCGTTGAGGGAGGAGGCGAGCAGGCGAGGAGGGTTATTCATAACGAAGATGAGTTATGAGGTCTTTAGGTTCTACGTCAACACCTTTCTAAACTATTTATAAAAACCCCTATTTGGATACTTTACCCCCCTTTAGTTGGCAAAGGAAGCCGACCAAGGGGAGTTATGGAAACCCCCATTAGACCCCCTTGGCTTGCCCTAGGAGGCGTTTTGCCTGCGGAAGCGTAGGAAGACCGCTACCCCCACCCCTAAGCACCCGACCGCCAACGCCCACCCTAGGTCGCGGCAGGCCTTCAGCCCCAAGGTGGCGACGGACAGTTGGCGCTCAAGGTTCGCGTCGTCGGACTTCGTGCCGGCGTCCGTGATCAGCATCACCATCGCAGTTGTGGTCTGGAACGAGTCGAGGATGTACGAGCTGATATACGCCACGCTGAACGCCCCCACGGCAGAGCAAACAAGCAGGGCCACCGTCGCCCACATCATATTAGCCTCACTTCCTCCGCTTGGCTGGTTTCTTTTTGCCATTGGGTTTCTTCGTGACCTTGGCGACCTCGGCCTCGCCCCGGGCTTTGATCCAGGATAAAAGGAAATCTAAACATTCGGGTGCTGCATAAGCCGTTGCCCCGACCGCGGCAATTTGCAGGCTGTTATTCGTGATGTAATCCTTGGTCGTGTAGTTGACCAGCAACGCGACGATGGACGCAGCGGATACCCGTCGAATTGCCCAGCCCGGGGAGACAGGTTCGGTCGAGAGGAGAAGCCGTGCCGTCATGGCGAGGCCGCCGAGGATGGACGCCACCAGCCCGTCCTTGACGAGGGACTGCGTGGAGTCGTTGTCGATGGGCGGAGGGGGACTCATTGTTTGATGCGGCGGTAGCCTTCCCGCCAGAGGACTTCGGTGACGACGGAGGTCAGGGAGCGGACGTGGGCTTCCGTAAGGTTGAAGTCGCCGACGTGCAGGGCTTCGTGGACGACGGTGTTCAGTCGGCTCTTCTCGGTGCGGTGCGACTTGGAGATGTGGATTGTGTAGTCGTCCCCCTCCTTGATGGCTTGCCCGAGCAGGTGACCGCCGAGGCGGGCTTCCTTAATCTTGATGCGTTTCTTTAGCGCCATCGGTGCAGGGGGTTGGTTTGCGGAGGAAGTGGACCCACGCGAGGACGGCGGAGACGAGGCCGAGGCCGGCGACCGCAGGGAGGAACCACGGCGTCCCGAGGAGCATGGAGAAAGCCCCGCAGGAGAAGCCCCCGAGCATCAGCCAAGCCCCGCCCTTCTTGGAGGCGAAGGCCAAGGACAACGCCCCGAGGAGGACCATCGCCCCGCCAAGGTAGGTCCAGATGTCCTTCTTCGCTTGGTCGACATCTTTCTTCAAAACGTCGATTTGGGAGGCCATCTCCGACATGACCTTGAGGTTGGCGGCCCGCTCGGCTTCCATCGTCGACCACATCTTGTCGATGTCCTGCACGGCCTTGGTCGCCCAAAGGGTGTCGGCGGCGTACTGCTTCGGGTCGGCCTTGAGGGCGCGGGCCTCGGCGTAGGCCAAGTCGCCAGGGGTTGGTTTGGGCAGACCAGCGAGGGCGACGGAGGTCTCGGCCTTGACGATCGCCGGGTTGTCGGCGTGGGTGTGCGCCGTTTGGACGGCGGCGGCGGTGCGTCCGTCGAGCTTGTCCTCCTTGGCCCCCACCGCGTCGAGGGTGGCGACGGGCGACGGAGGCGGGAGGTCGATGGGCTTCTCCTTCGTTGAGCAACCAGCGAGGAGTAGGAGGGCAATGACCAAAATGCGATGCATCGTAAATTGGTCTTTACCGTTTTACGATTAGCGACCCTTCAGCGCGTCGACGATGGTCTTGCCCTTGGCTTCGGCGGCCTTGAGTTTCTCGATGTGCTTGCGGTAGATGAGCAGGCCGGCGACCAGACCGATGAGCAGGCCGGTGACGAAGAGGATGAGGGAGAGCATGGTTGGTTAGGAGATGGTCAGACCGAGGGCCGCATACTTGGCGACGAGTTCTTCACGGGTGACGGCGAAGTCAACGGGGACGAAGTAGATGAAGCGGTCGCCCTTGCGGACGGCCTGGACGAAAGCCTTCTTGCCGACGACATAGCCGACGAAGCGGTCGGAGGGGTGTGTGCCTTGGGTGGTCATTAGATGGTGAAGGTTGAGTCGATGCCGTTGACGCGGACCTTGTAGGGGCCGGAGCCGACGGAGCCGGAAAGGCTATAGGTGGCGCCGCTGAAGCCCGTGCAGTATTCATAGACCGCCGAGCCGTCCACGATGCCCCAGTTGGTCGAGAGGTTGGAGATGAACTGCGGGACGTTGGAGAAGCAGATGTCGCCGCTCGAGCTTGAGGACTGCGTGTAGATGATGTTGGCGATTGCGTCCGCCATGGCTCGGTCTGGGTTATTAGCCGCCGTGGTCTGGACGGTCGAGTCCGCGAAGGTGATGCCAGAACCCGTCACCGACAGGCCACTTACACCCGAACCAAGGTTGCCGAAGTTGAGGGCCGAGCCGTCCAGGGACGAGAAGTTGTCCGAACCATCAATCGACCGAACGGTGCCGCCCGTGACTTGGATGGAGGTCGTGCCGTTGGGGATGACGTAGGTCGAGGCCGCCGTGGCGCTGGTCAAATATCCTTGGGCCTTGACGTAGGCCGTGGTCGCAATGGACGTATCGTTGTCGGAGGTTGCAGGGGTCGGGGCCTTGGGATCACCTGTAAAGGTCGGGGAAGACAGCGTGGCGTATCCTTGGGCCTTCACGAAAGCCGTGGTGGCGATGCTGGTGTCGTTGTCGGCAGTCGCAGGGGTCGGCGCGGTCGGGTTGCCCGTGAAGGTCGGGGAGGCGATGTTCGCCTTGAGGTTGTCGGCGGTCGTGACGAAGGCGGTGGTGGCGAGGGCCGTCGTCGAGTTGCCCGCCGTTTGGGTGACGGCAGTCGTGCCAGTCGGGAGACTGGGAGTTCCCGTGAAGGTCGGGGACGCAAGGGGTGCCTTTAGTCCCAGAGCCGTGTTGAGGTCGGTTTGGTCTGAGAGGGTGCCGGTGATCGCGCCCCATGCAACGCCACCACCACCCGAGACGGTCGCCCACTTGAGTTCGGTGCCGTCGAAGGACAGGACTTGGTTGGTCGTCGGGGCCGTGGCGTTCAAGGTCGTCGCCGCCGCGTTGGTCAGGGACGAGATGGAGAGCTTCGGGGAAAGCAGCGAGTCGACCGAGGCTTTGCTATAGAGGTTGATTGCCATGTCTTAGGAAATGATGAGTTGTTCCCATGCGCCGTTCTTGCGGACGTAGGGGGTGCCGTCGGAAGGGGAGTCGGTGAGGTAGGAGCCGATTGGCTGATAGGTCGAGGCCGCCGTCGCCGAAGTCAGGTAAGCCGACATCCCTGCCAAGGTCTGGTAGGTCGATGCCGCGAGCGAGGTCGTGAGGATGCCAGCGGTCGCCGCGGATTTGTTCTTCCAGAGGGAGGTTGCGGACTCGTAGACCAAGAGGTCGCCGTTAGCCACCGAAGCGATGGCGACGTTGTGCAGTTCCTCCAGCTCGTAGCCGTTTTGGATGCGGACGAGGACAGTCCCTTGGTTGACGTGGACCCGCTCGACGATGCCGATGTAAACCATGTGGTTCGGCGCCGAAGGCTTCGTGGTCGTCCAGGCACCCGCCGTGGTCGGGCTAAGGTAGAGTTGCTGGCCTTCCGTGTAGGCCGACGTGTTGAGGTTCTCGACCAAGCCAAGGACGGCGACATAACCGTTCTGGTTGTTCGTGATGTCCGTGATCACGATGCCGAAGGTCTGGGCGGATGTCGCGTCGCCCGTGGCGATGGCCTTCGTGACCGTGACCTTGTTGCCGGCCCCGCCGTTGATGTATACGACCGTGCCTTTCGTGAGGGTCGCCCCCGTCTCGTTGCGGACCTGTGCCCGCACTTGGGTCGTCGAGCCGGAAGGGAAGCCGAAGTCGAGGACGGCGTTGAGGTTCGTCCCGCTGTTCGTGACCGTGGGGGTCGCGTCAGGGGCGAGGGCCGTCACCGTGCCGATGGCGATGGTCGCCGCAGGGCCGGGGGTGCCGAGTTCGACGGACAGGACGGCAGGTGCCGTGGCGAGGACCGAAACCGACAGGGTGCCCGTGGTCTCGGCAATCGTCACCGAGAGCGTCCCCAGGACTTCAGACGAGATGGAGATGGGCATCGGGGATTAGTCGGTGACTTGGTCGATG